CGATTGTTGCTCAGAAGCGGGCGAAGTTCAGGATGCACGCGGAGAAAATAATCCTTGAACGATCCATCTGGTTCTGGTGTCGAGTTGACCACCTTAACCATTACCAGCGGTTCATCTCCCGGAATCTCCTTGCGGTAGAGAGTCCCGAAATCGTCCTTGTGGATCTCCACCGCACCCGAATCAAGCAAGTAGCGGGGTAACCCGTACCTCTCCATCATGACACGCCGCACTTCTGCGTTAGTTTCTTTCTCAATGTGCTGAGCGCTCAAACGCTCAGGATAGTCGATAATCCACCGCGGCACCCTCACTCCACGGACTGCATAGAGTGCCGAACCGTCGCGCCACTGGCAGAACGGTCCATCGTCGCAGTGGGGCCGATTTTCAGAATCCACTTTGAGCACAACTGGCCTCTGGCAGACCAGGCAAAACTCTTTGTGCATCACGCGTGGTCCGGCAGTGGCTAGAATCTCGTAAGGATTCCACTTCTCATAGTCGATGGGCAGTTGTGCGACGTGCCGAAAGAAGCTCAAAAAAGCTGTCCATCCAGACCATTGATTCCCACCATTCCACATCTTGTAGGCATTGATAGCACATCGCAGGAGAAAATCTGACGGCCCAAAGGTAGCAGCCAGAGCACCGAAATCACCATCGCAGCGATACCACTTGTCCCTCGTGGCGTCCCACGTGGCGGCCTCCGTGGCGTCCCTCGTGGCGTCCCACGTGGCGGCCTCCGTGGCGGCCTTCGTGGCGTCCTCCGTGGCGGCCCACGTGGCGGCCCACGTGGCGTCCCACGTGGCGGCCTCCGTGGCGTCCCTCGTGGCGTCCCTCGTGGCGTCCCTCGTGGCGGCCCTCGTGGCGGCCCTCGTGGCGGCCTCCGTGGCGGCCTCCGTGGCGGCCACCGTGGCGTCCCTCGTGGCGGCCCTCGTGGCGGCCCTCGTGGCGTCCCACGTGGCGGCCTCCGTGGCGGCCTCCGTGGCGGCCTCCGTGGCGTCCCACGTGGCGTCCCTCGTGGCGTCCCTCGTGGCGTCCCTCGTGGCGTCCTCCGTGGCGGCCCTCGTGGCGGCCCACGTGGCGGCCCACGTGGCGGCCTCCGTGGCGGCCTCCGTGGCGGCCTTCGTGGCGGCCCTCGTGGCGGCCTTCGTGGCGTCCTCCGTGGCGGCCCTCGTGGCGGCCCTCGTGGCGTCCTCCGTGGCGTCCCACGTGGCGTCCTCCGTGGCGGCCCTCGTGGCGTCCCACGTGGCGGCCTCCGTGGCGGCCCTCGTGGCGTCCTCCGTGGCGGAATGCAATCGCAAATACCAGATAGCAGCAGCGAAGCCCCCCGCGAACTGCGCAACAAATGGCGATGGCACGATGATGATCCTATGCCGTGGCGGCGGCGTCAAATTCGCGGCCTTGTACAGATCCTCAACCGCTTCAACAATGGCTTTCCTTCCCGCGTCGTCCATCGACTTAGTCGAGAACGCATTCGCAATCCATTTGTCGCGCCAGGGCACAAACTGGCTTTGGTGCTCGGGTGTGAGTTCGTACTTCGTCATATTCATATCAATCAGCAACGTTCCTGATTGCAGTGGCAGTGTATTCGCGCTGTGTCACTTTGCGAACCGCACGACCGTGCGGAAGCATTATTGGACCGTGCTCCTGATGACGGAGCACCGGCGCGACTTTTGGTTTTGCCGAGACGGAGACGAAATCGTCCTCGCCGTCCTTCCACCAATCTGCGGTGTCCGCGTCGATAGTATGGGCGTGGCCGGTGACTTCACCCTCGGCCAGCACGATTTTGCCGTTCTTCGGCTTGACTCGTTTGGCACTGGCGGGGAGTTTTGCGACTTCCTCCAGGAGGACATCGCCTTGGCGGTACTGACCTTTGATCTTTTTCATATTACGATTTTGGTTTCGTGTCGAGGATGAAGTTGCCCCGCGCCAGTTTGGAAATGTCCGGCTGCGGCCGTGACACGTCGATGCGGGGCGTCGAGAAGAGGAGTGAACTTATGGCGAAATTGACAATCTGCGCCATGGACATCGAGGCGGTCGCCGGATTGAATTTTGCCCATGATTTAAGGGCCTTCTCGTTCTTGTCTTCAATGCGAACTCGAATCATGGCCCATACGTTACCAGAATGGGCCAGAATGGGTCAACAACTATCTGCGGCTCTTGACAAAGAATTTTTGCAGGGACTACGGGGCCTGCGCCTGGGCGAGCGCGAGGGCGGCGTTATCCGCTTCGGTCTGAGAGTTGTAGGACTCCGCCGTGGCGCTGTAGGTGTTGCCGTCCGAGCCTTTGAAGTTCTGCGTGGAAGTCCACACCGGCTCGCAGTTGAGGAGGGCCTGGGCCGCAGTCGTGGCGGCGCTTAGTGCGGACGCATCCGCCGCGCTCTGGCTCGCGCCGGTCTGCGTTGAACTCGCGCATTGCTGCGTCGGCGCCGGGGCGTAGAGGCTGGGCGTCCCGATGTTGGGCGCGTTGCCGTCCGACGTGGCCGTGACCGTAAGCTGGTAGTAGGTGAACGCGGCCGGGTTTTCGACCGGGAACCGGAGAGTCTGGCCGGTGACAAAGGCGAGGTCGGTTCGCTGGTCGAGCAGTGTCCAGGTCGTGCCATTGTTGGAGCCGGAGAGCGTCCACGCGGTCGGGTAGTTCGAGCCGGCGTTGGTGATTGAGTAGTCGGAAACGGTTGTGCCGGCGGAGAAGGTCCACTCGATAGTTTCGGGGAGCGGCGCTGAGGAACTGGCCCCGCTGATGGACTCCACATCAAGCTGTAGGAATTGGCCGGTGACCGGCTGGGAGATAAGAGTCGAAAGCGGATAGTTTGTGCCGCCGCCGGGATCGGCTTCGCTGCCGGAAACCACAAGGGCGCTGCTGTTTGGGAACTCGTCAGCCCATCCGGCGGGAATGATTTTGGCGTAGGCGGCGAGGGTCACTGTCGCGCCGCTTGGAATCTGAACGCTGAGATCGTAGTCCACCACGCCGGGCAGGATGGCGGGGGAGCCACCTGCCGCCGAATTGAGGCAGTAGGTGGCCGAGTACGTGCCGTTGGGATCATCGATGATGAGGATGTACTCGTTGTTGCCGCTCGATGGGTCGAGCCCGCCGTAGTTGTTCCCGTTCAGGGTGGCGAGGGAGACATAATTCTTCAACTTGAGGACGTAGCCGGTTTGCGTCCCTTCCGGCGGGGCGGCCGTGCCGCTGTTCGTGAAATCGATGCTTTCGATGACGCCGCGGAGTCGCAAGCCCACAGTGTAAACCGCGCCGGGCTCGCCCTGAATGACTTCGCTCGTGATGGTGTAAGGAGGGCAGGCGGAGCCGTCACCGTTTTCATAGGGCGGCGCGAGGAGGATGTACATCGTCGAACCGGAGGGGATGGTGAGCCCCTCATTGTCCGGCAGAACGTTGAGCACGGTGTAGTTTGTGCCACTGCCCAACGCCACAATCTTGAGGGGCACCCATGCCCCATTCGGGGAAACGTAGAGGATAGTCCCGGTTGGCCATGTCGAGCCCTGTTGGAGATTGATGGGGAACTGGCCGCCACCTTGGGGAATGGTAGTCTGCCCAATAGTCGTTGCGGCTCCGGTGATAATCGGCAACTGCCAGAGCAGGCCGCCCAAGGTGGCTTGGATGTTGTTAGGGCCGGTGACGCTGGGCTGGGACGACGGAACGAGCGCGGTCGTGCTCAGGTTGACGTACCCGGTCGGGCAGGTCGCGCAATACTGTTTCGTGCTGGAGAAGCTCCCCGGGGCCACGCCAGAGGGGTTTTCGATGTCGGCAATCGGGTTGGGGTCGGGCGCTTGAATTGGCGGCGGTTCGGCCAGGCAGGTGTCCGAGTATTCGCAGTCCGCGCCTGAATAGTAGCCGCACCCGGGGAAGTAGGTCGTGCCGGTCCCGCAGCGCGGCGGGAGGTACTGCAGGTTGTCCTGGTTGAACGTCCCGTCAAAGAGGACGATGCCGGTCGTGGTGTCGGTGAACTTGACCTCTTTCAGCAGGCAGCCGAATTGGGGGTTCTGCGTGCCCGTCGTGCGGGGTGAAGTTGAGCCGGCCATAGGAGGAATCGACAGAAGTTAGACCGCGCCGTTTACCGGGTCCCATGTCCAGATCCGGCCCGAAGTTGTGTTCTTCCAAAAGGCGAAGGTTACGCCGCTCGGTGTCCAGCCAACCGGCGGGTCGGTGGTTGCGGAGAACGTCCCAGTAGCGCCGCCCGATGAAGAGGAGGGCACGGTCAGCGGATAGCCCAGGAAGGGATTCCCGGGATTCGGGGTGTAGTTTCCGAATTGGTCAGCCATAACGACTTCATCCTACGGCCACGGTCGGGAACGCGGCAACGGATAATCCCCGCCGGGCCTTCATCGCCCATGCACCGCTTGAGTCCCGCCATTATTGGCGGAAGACACTTCCGCGTGGCCTCCGGGTGCCACATTGATTTGCATGGCGAGTTGCGGGGGCTTGTTTTTGGGCTTGCCACTGCCTGCCTTGGCGTGGGCTTCCTTGGCCAGGGCCATGATCTCCTTGGTCTTTTCCCCGTGCGCCTTGCTCAGGTGGCCGAGGTTGACAGCCGCCCTCTCGATGGCCTCTGGCGTGGCTGTGGGCGAGTCCAGCATCTTCCGGTAAGCGTCGATGGTCTCCTCCAGGAGCCTGAGTTGGTAGGAAGCGCGCGCCAGCATGTTCGCCGCCACCATGTCGGGCTGGACACTCTCGCTGCCGGTGACCAGGATGCCCGTGACCTTCTGGCTACAGGTGGCGGGGTTGGCGAGGGCCGTCTTCCATTCCTGATGGATTCTCCGTGTCCTGGCGGGCGAGTTCCTGAGCGAGACTTGGGGCACCAGGTCCGGCCTCCGGCCCGCGTACCGCGCCGGGACTGGCTGGGGTGACGGTGACGACAAAGGTGCAACAAGGCTGGGGTCGAGCGTTCCGGCTGGGGGCGTCGGCGCCGGAAGCTCGCCATCCGTTTCCAGCAAAGGATCGGAGGGCGGTGTTTCCGCCGTCGATGGTATCGTCGAGCCAGCAGGTTGATTCGGCATAACGGGCCTTGGCCAGCATTAGGCACCAGCAGCCGACATCATGCAAGCCTTTTTCGAGAGGACTCCCGCACGTCCCCCAGCGGCGCGAGTAGAACGGGCAGCGGTGGCAGGTGACCAAACGACGTTTGTAGAGGGCTGTCGGGGCCAATGCACCGACGGCGCGGGCGAGGCGGGTCCAGACCTTGAGGGCACCCCACAGCCGGCCTAGGCCGACGCGCGGCGTTGCCAGGGAAAAGAAGCCCGCCACCAGCACCGCCCGGGAAAGCTGCCAGCGGTCGAGCCAGGGGCGCATACCCCAGAGGCGGAATTGGGCTGGATTGCTCACACCGTCCCGGTGTTGGCGCTTGGCTCTTTGCTCATATCGGTTACGCGGGGGATTGAGAGCTTTACGGGGCGCGATGCAGGATTGCTTCAACCTCGGCCAAAATTCCAGCATCCGCCAATTCTCGGAGTTGCCCGGTTTTGAAGGGGCCGAGGTTAACCTGATAATACTGGACAAGAGCTTCCATGCGGTTGATTTCGTCCACCAAATTGCCGATTGCGCGAATCATGTCTTTTGTGTAGCGGGCGTCAACCCTGGACGACTTCAATTCCGTGCGTCGGCCACCAGCTTCCATCGGCCTTGGGTTCGCAGCCATCCAGGATGTAGGGCACGATGCGCCCGGCCCAGGCGACGACAGAGCACCAATGAGGATCGCTCTCACAAAATCCCATCGTGTTGATGTCAAAAACGAACCGGGCCGCCCCATAATCGCGCACCGCTATCCAGTGCGTATGCCGATACCGGACGCGCATCGGGACGCCGGGTTTGGTCCAAGGGCCGCCCCATTGGATGCGCACGAGGCCGTTTTTGAGGACGGGCAATGACTTGCCGGGCTCATCGGCTCGGTATGCCATTGCAAGCTTAACCCGCGCCCGTTTAAGGGCGTCGATCATCAGGGTTGGGTTGGTGTAGCCCTTGTCCTCAAAGCCGGGCATCAAGCCTCGGACAACGGGCAGCGAAACGTCGAGGCAGGCGGCCAAAGCGGTCGGGCCGCAGTTGCAGCCCCAGGTTTTCGAGGCGAGTTCGGCGTCGGCGAGAGTAAAGGCTTTTATGGGAATCAACCAGATCCTTTCAATTGGGGAATCAATCCGGGATGCACCCTGGCCGGGTCAATCACCGGATGTTCCGGTTGTGAGCGGTCGCCACACAAATCGCAGCAGAGGACTATCGTGGTTTCTTTAGGCATATTTTCGCGGAAATTCTCGGAACTGACCCCGAGGCAGTCGCTCAAGACGGCTCGCCCGAGGGTGAGTTTCCCCAGGGTCAGTTCGGAAAATTCCAGCGTCCGTCTTGAGCATGAAACCATCGTAAGTGAAAGACGACGCCGCGTCAATCGAAAAATCACGACGGCACAAAAACCATGCTCGATTCCCTACGCCTGCCCACCCGCATCTCCCTCGCCACTTCCCTTCCCACTTCATCGTAAAGCTCCTCGGTGACTAGGTAGCGCGCCGCGTCGAACGGATGCTTGGCCGGGCTTCCCGGCTGAATCAGCCGCGTGCCTGTCTTTGGCTTCCGTAGCACCTTGTTGGCCTCGACCAGCTTCGGGCAGTTCGCCGCCGAGAAGTACATCCGCTCCTCGAACAAAAGCCGGTTCCACAGGTCGATCCCGGGCGCGAGACTGCCCGGGGAGCGATCCGCCGCCACGAGCACGATCTTGAGACTCTCCGGGAACTCGCCCCGCTTGATCCACATCACGGAGGTAACGTAGATGAGTTGCGAAAGGAGCATGAGGCTGCGTTGCTCCAGGCGCTCGAAAACGCTCCGGTCGGACCAATGCCGCCACTTCACCCGGTTGACCCGGTTCAGGTGGACTTCCCATTTCAGCATTTTCTTCATAAACTCGTACACGAAATCCTCAATGCGGTGCGGTTCACCGGTGATGACTTCTTCGTCCAGGAACTTGATGACGGGCACGCGAATCACGGTCTCCTCGCCGTCTTCGTGTTTCACCGTTTCCGTGACGCGGGATACCTTTTCGGCAATGACGGCGGCCGAGTTCACGGAGTCGCCCGGGTCCCAGCCGCAGATTAGCTCGGCGCAGGTGTCCAGGGGCAGAAGCGTTTCGGGCTCGTGTACGGCGGGGGTTGGAGTGTCCCCGATAACGTGGATGGTCTGGCGGAAGGTCTCCGCAAAGAGAGAGTTCTCCGTGGTCCGGGTCGGTTCGCCCAGGATGTATCGCTTGTACAGGTCCTGGTTGTGGGCGTACTTGGCTTTGAGGAGGGCGACGTGTTTCAAATCGGCCCAGGGGTTGTCTTCCAGGAAGAAGTCCAGCCGGTAGAGGTTATGCTTCAACTCCAGCAGGGCGTCCATGGCTTCCGGGTCTTCCGGGTCAAAGCCCCAGTCGGAGGGATTCAGGGCGGCTTCGTCGGCGTCGTGGAGATCCCACCATAGGTCGTGAATCCACCAGCAGGTATCGTCCGGCGGGTTGCCATCCGCAAGGAAAAGGTGTTTGTTCTCCGGCAGTCCCACCATGCGAAGGCACTCGGTCCAGGTGTCGAACGTCTGCCGCTTCGTGAACGTAGTGACCTCTGGGACGTAGATCATGGAGTACCGCCGGGGCTTGAACCTCTCCTCGACTTCATCCTCGACTGCCAGGGATTCGAGCGAAATCTGAGTTTCCCCGCCATCGATATTCGTGATGGCACAGTAGGGCTTTTTGGTCGTGCCGTTGATGCTGGGCTCCCGGGCCCAGTCGAAGCCGAAATTACCGTCGATCCACTCCGGGATGACGATCTTTGTCAGGTCTTGCCACACGCCGGAGTCCATGCCGACGGTCTGCGAGATCGTCACGATGGCGACATTGCCAGGCGTGGTATTCCAGGCGTGCTCAACGAGGGCGTGGAGGCAGCCTACGGTCTTGGCTGTGTAGCGCCGTCCGTTGGCGAGGACGTAGCGATACTGCCGGCACGCCTGGCGGAGTTCATCCCGCTTGGGGCAGGTCGTGGGCGACCAGTTACCATCGGCATCTACGGGCATGGGTAAAGATTATTCTTGCATTCTCGTGGCGGTTGCCATTAAGACAATCTTAGCGCCCCGACCGGCAAGGGGTCAAGACACCATGCCATACGACGTGCAACCGATGCTGGACGAAGAATACGGCAGCACCGACAATCGGATGACCCTGAGCCCGACGACCTACGATTGGGTCGGGGAGATGGAATCGGGGAAGGAGTATACCGTGTCCTGCAAGGTCCGGGTGCAGACGCCGGGCCGGATGGCGGTGGTGGCCGCAGTGAAGCCGCCGGAAATGGAGGCGGCGGAAGGGGAGCCCGGCACGGAATCACCGGACGTAGAGGGTGACCACGACCTTTCCGGGACACCAGGGGGGCGGGAAGGAGAGGCCCCGCAGATGGTGACCGGCAACCCGGCGGTGGACTCGCTTATGGCCAAGCGCAGCCGCAACGCCATGTAATCAGGAGGATGAATGGACCTTGGATACAAGAACGAATCCCCTGGGATGCCCGTCGCCCCCAGCGAAGGCTCCGAAACCTCGTACCCGGGACTTTCCATCCAGGCCGACGCCGCCGAGAAGTTCATGGAAGAACACCCCGACACCAAGGTCGGGGACGAACTCGAACTCAAGATGCGGGTGAAGCTGTCGGGCATCCACGTTTCGGATGAACGATGGGACAAGGGCAAGCGGGTCGAGTTCAACTGCCTCGAAATGAACGACATCAAGCCCGCCGGGGAATCCGAAGGGCACGAAGACGAACCGGAGCCCGAGCCCGAGCATGAGGAGGACGAATCCGAAGGCGGCACGGGCAATCCCGCCATTGACCGGCTGATGAAACGGAAGGGCTGAACGCCATGTCCGTTGACATCGACTACCTGAAAAAGCGCGGCGTCTCTTCGGACGCTTACCGCGGCATCTTCTCAGAAACGCCCGACAAATGGCCCGAAAAGGTCCGCCGGTTGATCAACAATATCTCGGCTCGAATCCGGGACGGGTTGAACACGGGCGTCGATGAGAAGGTCGCGCGCGCCTACTGCGCCATTGACGCCGCCTATAACATCCCGTACGACCAGACGACCCCGACGCTGGTCAACGACATCCTTTCCCGATTCCACGGCCCGGATGACGAGGAGGCGGTGCGCGGTGCCCTGGACGACTGGGGCCTGGGCGATGACAAGCTGTGGATGCGGGTAAAGGGCGTGGATGGGCACGAACATTGCCTGCCCAACCCGCCGGTATTTTTCAACGTGGTCCCCAATCTGGTTAAGGCGTACACTACGTCCGTCCTGGGCCGCCTTTTCAACGCCAGGAACAAAAACCCTTTCCTGCAATTCAAGCCCAGCCGCGAGAGCGAGGAGGAGGAGATCCTCTGCAACGCCCTGACCGACCGCATTGACAAAATCTCCATGAACTATGGTTACGCGGACGTGCTCCGGTGTGCCATAGATCAGATGCTCAAGTACGGCCTGAACCTCACGTTCCCCCGCGAGGAATGGCACTGCGAAAATCAGACCGTGACGTGCGAGCCGTACACCGACCCCGCAACCGGAATCGTCCGCACCGAAAAAGACGTGGTGGTAAAGGAGGGCAAGAGGTACTTCAACCCGCACCCGACGCGGTTCTACTACGACCTCAAGTACCCGCTGACCAGTTTCAACACCGATACCGGGTGCGAGTTCGCCGGGCATTGGCACGTTTTGTCCTATGGGCAGATTCTCGACAACGAGGATTACTGGAACCGGGATCATATCTTCGCCGGCACAAACTGGTTCACGGCTCCTCTGAAAAAGTTCTACTGGACCGAAGTGTTCCCCTGCAAATTGAAATTCCCCGAGGGGTACAAATGGGGTGCGCCTATTCAGCGCGAGGACAAGGCCCAGCTTTACGTCAGTGCCGACCGGGACAAGGCGATCTTCGTGGCCGAGCATTACGACAAGATCGTCCCCGCCAACTGGGGCTTGGGCGACTACAATTACCCGGTGTGGCATCGGTTCACCATGGCCGGGGACGACACTCCCGTTTTCGTTGAGCCCTGCGCATCGTGCCCCATCACGTTCATGGGGTACGACTACAGCGAGAACAACGACCGGATGCCGTCCCTAGCCCTGGAGGTCATCCCGTGGCAGGATTGGCTGGGGAACATCCTCTCGCAAATCTTGCTCACGGCGAAGCAAAACCTGGAGCGTGTCATTTTCTACGACACGAACCTGGTGAACGCCGACGACATCCGCCGCATGGAGAACATGGGCGAGCAACGGTATCGCGGGATGCACTTCATCGGGATCGACACCATCGCCCACCGCATTCCAGGGCTCCAGCAAAGCGGGGCGTTCTTCCCCGTCAACCTGGGCCAGGTCTCGGTTGCCGAGATGTTTTCCACGTTGCAGGTCTTTTTGAACATCATGCAGCGCGTGCTCCTCATTGCCGCCCAGGGCACGGGCGCCGCCGGCCCGCATCAGCAGGGCAAGAGCGAGATTGCGATGCTCCAGGCCGCCACCCAAGACCGGGAACTGCTTCTCGGCTCCGCCGTGGACTCCTACATGGACGCCTGGCAGGTGCAGATTTTCAGCGCCGCCAAGAACTACGCGGACCCCGAGTTCGAGGCCGAGGTGGACGCCCACACGCCGGGCCTTGAGGAAGCGGTGAAGAAGATCGGTTTCGAGCTGGTACGGAAGGGCAAGACCAAAGCCGTGGTCAAGGGCAACTGGAAGAAGATCGGGCTCCGGGATTTCGCCAGGACCGCGGAGGGCGACAAGGTCGACGCGGACAAGGAATCGGGGCAGGCCATGATGAACGTCATCGGGATTATCGGCAGCCACCCGGATCTGTACGCCGACGTGGGCAAGGAGAACATCAAGCTCATGATCGAGTTTGCGGCGCACCTGCTTGGCGCGCCCGCGGATTTCAGGATTCGACCGGCGGACGAATCGGACAAGAAGCCGGACGAAGTGCCCAAGGAGGTTATCGAGGCGATCAAGGCCGCCCAGACCGCCACGTTGAAAGATGTCGAGGCGAAGATCGGCAAGCCCGCAGCGCAGGAAGTGGGCCAGATGCAACAGGAGTTCACCCAACTGCAACAGCAGGTCCAGCAACTTGAGAAGCTGTCGAAGGTGGCTCAGGCATTGGTGGACAAGCGGAACGTCGAGGCGCAAAAGGCGCAGGAGAAAGCCCAGGCCGACGCGCAGGCTGCACAGGCGGAGCAGGCGCGGAAGAACACCGAGTTGCAGTCCGAGGAGCAGCGCAGAAACGCGGAGGCCGCGGCGCGCATCGCCCGCGAGCAGGCGGAATCCGACGCTCGGTTGGCCTTGGAACGGCAGCAGGCAGAGGCTCGGATCGAGAATGACCGGCTCGTTGCCCAGGCCAAGGCGAATCAGGCCCCGAAGAAAAAGGATTGACGCCCCGCCAGAAATGGCGGTAGTTTCGCCGTGTTATGGATTGGACACGCTGGCAGCGAAAGGCGCTACAGGCCAAGGCAAACTTCGACCGGGCTTTTGAGCGGTACACCGGCAAGAAGCGCGGGCGCCGCAAGCATCTCCGCCGCGTGATGAAGCGGGCCAACGTGATGAACCGCTTGGTACGACGCCAAATATACTATTTCCGTTTCCAGCACGTCAGCACGTCAACACATGATCAAACCTGAGCGAGTACCCCTGACAGCCGACCAGCACAGGAAACTCCTGGAGTGGCTCAGTGTCGAATCCTTCTCGGTCTTGCTGCGGGTCGTGGAATCGCGCGCCAACGAGGAAATGGTGAAGTGCGCCAACGACGCCATGGGCAAGGTGCAGGGCCAGCTTGATCGCGCCAACGCCCAACTCGAAGTCGCCCGCGAGTGGCACCAGACAGTGGAGCATTTGAAGGAAATTGCGCGGGCGGAGACCTTGTACTACGTGACGCTGAAATGATTTATGCCCCTCGACAATGACATCCTTGACGCACCCGGCCAGCCGCCCCCGACTTCTCCCGACCCACAGCCGCCCGTAGCCCCGCCCCAACCCGCTGCTGCCGCACCGCCCCCGGCGGCAGCGGGTGCGTCGGGCGCCGCCGCGCAGCCTCCTGCCCCGCCCAAAGAGTTCACGCCCGAAGAAGGCAAGGGCCTGAACGAATTGCTTGGCGAGTTCCTGGAGCCGACGCCAGGAGAGAAGGCCAAGGCGGAGAAAGAAGCGGCAGCCGCCGCAGCCGCATCGGGCGAGCCCGGCGCGCAGTCGGGTTCCCCCGCACCCGCAGGCACCCCACCTGCCAAGCCCAAGACGCCAAAGAAGAAGCCCGCAATGACTCCGCCGTCCGCCGCCGCCCCACCCGCGCCGGCCTTGACCGCTACCGACATCGCCACAGCCACCGCCGAGGCCGTGGCCCGGGTGATGAAACCCGCCGCACCCCCGCAACCGGAAGGCCCCAAGCTCGACGAGGACGACGAGTACACCTTCAAGGTGTACGAGCACCTGGAGACGATTGACCCGAAGCGCAAGGGGACCGCCGAACGATTCAAAGCCGCGCAACTCAAGGCATACGCGTATCAAGACAAATGGGAAACCGAGAACCCCGGCCAGGAGTTCGACCCGGACGCCGAGGAACACGCCGCCTGGCGCGCCGCCAACGAGTACGATTCCTTCCCGCCCGACCGGGAGTTCCGCAAAGCCGAAGTGGACATGGAAGTTCAGCAAAGGCTCGAGAAAGAACGGGAACGGCTTGAGGCGAGGCTAAGTCCATTCGAGCGTGCGCAGAAGCTCCAGGCCGCGCAGCCGGTCATCAACCAGCAAGTCGTTGCGAGTCGGCAAACGTTCTGGAAAGGGCTCGGGGATGGATTCCAGGACATCGTGAGCGACGCCGGCGTGCCGGACAAGGCGAAGATCGATGCCGCCCTTGCCGCCGACAAAGAGGCTGCTAAGGCCACGTACACGGCCGCGCCCGCGCTCTCTGAGGCCATCCTTTCGGGTGAGTTCGCGCCCCCGCCCCTTCCAACCGCGCATCGCCTCGCCGCGGCGCGCGCCCTTGATGCGGAAGTGCCTGAGATATACGCCCTGATGGAGGAACTCAAGCCCGTGGCGAAACATCCCGGAGCCTACGACCCCGCCTCAGCCCTGCCCGACCCGCAGTTCCCCGGCCTTAACCCGCTCCAGGCGTGGCAGCGCAAGGTAGGCTTGTTCAATACCCAGCAGGAAATCATCCGCTTTGGGCTCCAGATGCAGCAGGACATCCTGGCACAGCCGGCCAACGAGCAACTCGACGCCCAGGGGCGTCCTTTCATCTCCGATGACCGTTACTGGAAGCTCCCCAAGCCCGAGCGTGCGCGCTACTGGACATTGACCCCGGACCTGGTAATTGCCTACCGAACGAACTATTGGAGGGAAAAAGCGCAGGAAAATATCGCCGCAGACCAGGCGCGGGTGGCCGCTTTTGCCAAGGCCAAGGGCGTTACCCTGCCCCAGCGTGCCGCCTCGCAGCGCCCAGTGGCGCCCGCGGCAAATGCTCAGGGAACACCCGCAGCCAACGGCAATAAACCGCATTCGCCCTCGATCTCCACCCCGTCAAAAGTGGCAGCATCCCGTCAGGCCAATCTTCCGGTGGCCACAGATCCGCTATCTGCTTTTGTCGGCAGCGACTTCTGAGCGATAACCGTAGCAGTAAGGCTTGAGACGCCACTGCGCGGTTAATCGTTTGCAGCAGCATTCAAGGTCGGGCCTGTTGCCCGACCGCCCGCCTTGGGGCACCGCAAGCCGTATTTTAACCAATACGATCTTATGGCACTGTCTGCCCCCGATGCCCCGGTAGCGTTCCAAATGAACCCCAACGCATTTGCGAAATGCGCGCCGGCGGTCTCCACGAACATCCGCGAGTGTGGTACGGTCACGCTCTGCAACATGAAGCCGATGACGGCAAACGACCTGACCAACGTTTACCTCAAATCATCGCAGTTCCGGGTCATCAAGGACATGCTCAAGCACGAGATCGAGTTGAAGATGTGCGCGCCGGTCCAGAACGGGCTGTGGGACTTCCTGATGGCCAACAAGGTCGACGTCAGCCGGAAGATCCAGACCGGCGGCGAGAACGGCTCCGGGCTCTTGGAGATCAAGCCGTTCATCCTAGCCAAGCGGTATCACCCCATCAACAACGAGTGGTGGATCATCACCCAGGGCCAGCAGGACACCGGCAACTCCAGCGGCTTCGGCACGAACACCTGGATCTGCCAGGTCACGTCCTCGACCAATATCCCCGCCGACGTGCGCAGTTTTCCGCCTGACATGTACGTCTTTGCCGAGGGTGTTTCCTCCGGGGGCACTGCCACCAGGACCGCCTGGAAGGTCATCAACAGCGTGGTCAACACCGCCGGGAACTACATCACGCTTTATCTGGAGGACATGAACTCCGGTTCGCACCTGCCCGCTTCCAAGCTCGGCGCGCCCGTGTCCGGCCTGATGATGCGCGGCACGAACAACAAGCACGACGCCGAAGCCTGGTGCGCCGAGGGTCCGGCCTACCGGAACTGGACGAAGTTCCCGTTCTTCTTCCAGACCTGGCGCCGGAGCTTCTGCTGGAGCGAGCACTACCACAAGTGGCGGAAGTACGCTCTCCAGAACGACCTCTACAGGGAGTTCTTCGATCTGGACGAAACCGAGCGCAACAAGCAGTTGGCCGCGGATGACCGGCGGCAATTCTGCCAGATGTTCTTCCGCAACCCGCCCATTTCCAACTTCCAGACCTACTACGACTTCGACAAGCTCGACCCGATCCCGAGTTTTGACCCCGCCGACATTGGCCTTGAGGGGCTGGGCGTTGACGGTGGCCGATGCGTCGGTTACCGGGCCAATGCGACCGGCTTCTACGATCAGATGTCCGAATGCGGCCGAGTCTGGGATATGCAGGGCTCCACGCCCTACATCTCCGACCTGGCGATCCTCCTGTACAACATGATGCGGGTGAAGGAAGGCCGCGGGCATCCCAAGCCCAAGGTTTTTGACCTGTTCACCGATTCGATCTCCGCTTACTGGCTCAACACCGCGTTCCTGGCCTACTACAAGGCCCAGGGGCAGGGCATGGTCCAGATCCACGTCGAGGCCGGCAAGTTCTCGGACGAAAAGGAGGCCCAGTTCGGCTTCCGGTACAAGACGTTCCAATTCTTCTGGCCGCAAGGCGTCACGATCAACGTCATCACGCACGAATATTTCGACGACTGGATGACCGCTACCCAAGCCGCCGTCACTGCGGGCGCCAACTCCGCGTTCGCCAACACTAGCCGGGTGTGGTGGATCATCGATTGGACGACGACCTACCCTGGGATCATCGCTTCCAACCGGGTGATCAACAAGTCGGGTGACCTCAAGACGCTGGCCGCCATCGATCCCAAGGGCTACGGCTGCACGATGAAGGTCTTCACCCAGGAGCAAACGTTGATCTCCACAACCTATTGCGTTGTGGTGGATTGCCCGGGCGCGAACGCGGTCATCGAAAACATCGGCCCGACCAACGGCTACCTCACCGGACGAAGCGGCAATCCCGACGCGGGGGCCAACACCTACGCCGGCATGTGCGTGCCCGACCCAAGCTCCGCACCGCTGGATACCTTCGGCACTGTGGGCGGCGGCGCGACCACGACCACGACCACCAGCACGGTTGCGGTGTATGCCAACACGCAGCAGAGTGCGACGTGGACGAATCGAGTCGGTGCCACCCAGACGGTCTATATCCCCGCCGGGACGTTCCATTCCTCGCAATCGCAGACGGTGGCCAACAACATGGCCCTGGACGCCGCGAGCGCCGAGGCCGAGCAACTGGCCGCTTTGGACGTTGCACCTGAGCAGACTCAGGTTGGCCCGTAATCACGGCCTGGCCTGGAATAAGGCTTGCTTTCATGGCCGGGACAGTTGTAAAAGCTGTTCCGGCCTTTTCACTTTGATTATATGTCAAACTCAGCAGTAGCGGAGCCGGCACCCGCTCAAGCCCCGGCACAAACATCAGCACCAAAACCCCCAACCCCACGCGCGTACGTTTACTTCGCCAAGCAACTGCCCAATATCCCAGTAATCGCTGGCGGCGGCAAAGTCGGCTGGGAGGTCCTGGACGGTCAGCAGGGTCGGGCGCGGTTCAACCTTGCGACCGACGCGGCTGTCATCAAGGATCTGCGCGCGCTCGCGGCCAGGAACTCGGGCGGTGTCACCGAAATCTCGGAGGCGCAGTACGAAGACCTAAAAAAAAACCATCCATACCGGCCCACGGTGAGACAAAGCGAAATACAACCTATTCCCTCGCGAGTCGACTTCCTACCAAAGCCAATAAAAAGAGGGGCACCTGCTGCGGCGGTTAAGGCTGTGGCCGAATCTGCCGGCGTGCCCGTTACGACCGTGCCTAAACCCTCTGTGACGCCACCGCCAGGCCCGGCGCCCGAAACGCCGCCAGCCATGGGGATGCCGTCATTCAACCCGACCGGAGGCGGAATCCAAGCCGCCTTGCCCCCGGCCCCGTCCAGCCCGCCATGGCATCCCCCAACCGAAAATCCCGAATCCACGGTTGTCAACGCGGGCAGGCCGACGGTGGGGAGAATCAGGACTGCGGCGCCGGCCAAGGGCAAGGCCCCCGGGCCCAGCCCTGGAAAGTGACTTATGGCAGACAGCGTGCCCCTCTACCGGATGCCGGAACCGCCGAAGATGCCCGACGCGGAAGACCCGCGGTGGCTTTTCGTCGGCTCTGGGCGCAGGGAGTTGTGGGATTTCGTTGCGCCTCCCGCCGTCTCGCCGTGGAAACCCGAAGTTGAATCGCCCGAATCGCGGGAGTACGCGGGCGCGGGAAGGTAAAATGTCTTACACCTGGGGGCAACTCAAGACCGACGTTCGAGCGATCCTCTTTCCGTCCGGAGAGGCCCCCAACCTCGTCACCCCGCACGACACCGCGTTCCTGCATGGCATCCTCGATCTCCAGCAGTTCGTCCCGTGTCTCCAGCAGGATCATACGGACGTGGTGCCCGCCTGTTCCAGCTTCTATCGCTGCGGGATTACCATGTTCAACGCGCCGCGGGGTTTCATCAAGCGTGTCTCGGTAATCGGCTCAGATCCATCCGGCGACCCCGACTACTGCAAGGAGGTCGAGTACCGACAGATTGCGCCCCACTACATTCGCGGCTGGCTGCAACGGCATGGCCGCGACGAGCGGAACGGTTTCCTCGATTTACCCGCGTTCTTCGCCTTGGACCCTTGCCTGTGTCGGAAAGCGATGTTCCCGGTCCCCACCGACAGCGGGCTTCCTGCCGGACTAGCGCCGCTGCAACTGGGCGCTCACTACGCCCAGGGGTCAACAGATCGGCCACGCCGTTCACGGGCCGGGGTCTGGGCGGTAGAACGCGGTGTTCTTCAACTGGCGCCATGGATCAACGTGGAGAAATGGCCTGAAACTGTACTGATTCTCTGGGACGGCATCAAGCGCACCTGGAGCGATTCGGACCCGGTTGACCCCGACCCGTTGCTGGGGGCCGCGCTTGAGGAGTTTGTCAGAGCCGACCATGCCCGGAAGTTCGACCGGGACTTTGACGTGGCCCAGGCAGCCGAAGCAGCTTACTTCGAGGCTCGGAAGAATCTCTGGCACAACTGCCGCAACGAGACGCGGACGCGGGAGCGGGAACCCGCCATGGGCCGAAGCTCTGTGGCCACGCTCGAATCCTCCGGCGTGTTGTATTACAACGACACTCCCTACACCGCGAATTACACGGCGACAACGGCGGATTGTCCGACGGGCGAGACGGCGGCGCAAAGTTCAAGCGCCAGCTATACGGTTCAGGCGGGGTCCGTTTCCTCGACCGTTTCGGTTGCCGACGCGGATACGCAGGCGCAGACATTGGCTCAGAACACGGCCAAAACCAACGCGATTGCCGGCTTGACCTGCACGGGGACACCGACCGGAGGCGGCACCACCACGACGCCGGGGACGTACTCGAACCCGGGCGGGAGCAAGGTTGTTGTGACGTGCGCGAGCACGGCTTCCGACGCTGGCGACCCCAACGCGCCAACCCCGACTGGGACCTCTGCCACGGGGCAGACAGTGGCTGGTTCAAATACGAGCACGGTTTCTGCGGCGGACGCCGAGTCCCAGGCCGTCAAAACCCTCACGGACAACCTGAAGGCCAATCTGATTTGCTGTTACCTGAACTCAACGCAGACCGGCCAGCCGGCTAACTGCACGACCGTCCTGCCCCCCAACCCCGCTATTACTGCGCCAGCGCAGACGACGCCTGCGGGGACTTCCTCCTGCACCCAATGCGGACCAGCAAGCGCGGCAAGCACACTCCAGACCGCCGCGAACACCGCGGCGATGGCTGCCGCGAACACCGCCGCCGTCAACCTCCTGCCCGGCCTTGGATGCCCCAGCACGATTCAGGCACCCGGCAACACACAGCAGGGGTACGCCTGCTGGCCGTCCACGCTTACGGAGCAGACCGGCTTGGTCCAAGTCTGCGTCACCGTGGCGGTTGGCAGCTTCCCCACTAACGCCCTCGCACAGACCTACGCCCAGACATTCGCCCAGCAATACTGGTTCTTGGCCGTTAAACTGGGACTCCAGGGCCAGATCAGCCTCACCTACCCCGGCGGCATGAGCCTGCCGTAACGATTATGCTTGCCCAGGGTATCATCACCACTTACCCCTGCCAAAACCAGGCGCCGCCGCCAAACCCGCTGTGCTCGGACCCGGCGTACGCCCTAGCTAATCCTGGACTCTGCTCGCCTCAGCCGCAGTTGATCATCACGCCGTCCATCGCCATCGCCTGCACCTTGGGGAGCGTGCAGTTCAAGGCGTACTTGCAGGACGCCACCGGCCAGACGGACGTGACCGATCAAACGACGTTCACGACCAAAGACCCCACAGTCGCCGTCATCGGAGTCTCGAGCGGAAACGCGACCGGCACGGGAGCCGGGAGTGTTCAGATAACCGCCTCCTACCAGGGGATGTCGGCCTTTGCCGAATTAACCGTCATGGCGGGGACGGACTGCTGCTCGGTTCAGACATCGGCTTTCATGATCCTCGTCGACGTCACCAAATCCATGTCGGCGGCGTTCGGCGGCTCGTATGCTACCCGACTTGCCTTTGCGGCCGAGGCCGTTCAGACCCTCCTAGAGAAACTCCCCGGCAGCGCCCAAGTGGGCCTGATGACGTTTACGGCCGCAGGCCAGACGGTGCTCTCGCAGATCGTCGGCAACAAGACTCTAGTTGAGGATCAGGTATCCTCGATCGTACAGACCCAAGCCACGACTGGATTTACCGCCGCGCTCCAGGCTGGGGTTACCGCCCTGAACTCGGCCATTGCCGACCAGAAGATCCTCGTCTTGATCTCGGACGGCGAAGACGAGACGGCAGACGAGTTCACCGCGGGAGCCGATCCAATTCTGGTTACGGAGGCTTTCCAGGCCGACGGCGGCATCGTCATGTGCCTTGGCGTGCGGGCTTCCTCGACGGACAATGGCTACCCGATGCTGTCCGACCTCTCGACGGGGGGGTTCTTCCTGAACGCCCTGCCGTCGAACGCGGACGCGGTGCTGGGATTCTTCACTGGGCTTCTGGGCTATATCTGCTGTGGCGACTGCACTCCTGAAGGTGACGTGGTTGTCGGCGTCGGCGCACTGAACTTCAACGAGTTCCAGCAGTGGAACGTGAGCGGCGGGAACGTGGATCTTATCGGGAACGGCTTCTTCGATTACCTGCCCGGCAACGGGCTCTACGTGGACCTCGGGGGCACATCCACGCCCCATAACGGGGTTTTGACTACGAAGAGCACTTTCCCGGTCGTGGCGGGGCACACGTACACGCTGACACTGACCCTGGCGGGCAATCAGGTTGACCCCAATGCCGGGGCGGCTGTGACGGCTCTCGTTGTCGGCTCGTCTGGTTCTCTGCTCGATTACATCGTGCTCTCGAACTACGCCAGCGGGTTCGAGCCCTACAACTGGAGCTTCACGGCGGCGACCACCGACCAGGTTTATATCGTCATCCAGGAAACCGATCTGGGCCCGGGCGGGACATCGAACTGGCAGCCGCAGGGCCTTCAACCCACAACCTCCAGCATTACTATGATGCAACTTACCGGAAGTCCAGAGGGGGTAGTCACAGCTTCCACCGGGCAGATGGGCTGGGACGCCACCCACCTTGCGCTTTGGATTAAGAACACCGCCACAGGCAATACGGGCTGGCAGCCGCTCGTTGTGCTGGGGACGCCCTACTCGTAATCCCATGAGACTATTCAGAATCATCTTCGCGGCCTGCATAGCCCTGGGCGCTGTTAGCCCGGCGGGGGCGGCTAATCCTCCGATTCAGGCGTTTCCGTGGACCACGGGGGGTAACATGGCCGGCGGGTCCAACACCACCAGCTACGTTGACGCCGTGCGTGACTTCAACGCGCCGACTAACGGGCTGGTTGACGCCGCACCGGCGCTGAACGCAGCCGCGATGGCGGCGGAAGGTGGGACGCTTTATATCTCGAAGGGCCTCTTTCTCATCAACTCGACCCTGCTTGCTGGGAACGTGACTATCCGGGGCGACGGCGACTCGACGGTCATTTTTGCCACGAATACTTGGAACTTCCCGACTGCCTATCCGAAGCTCCTGGCGAACAGGTCTTCGTGGGTGCCCTCTCAAGGCGGATCGCCACCACTGCCTATAGCGTGGAACTCATATCATTGGCTCAACTTCAAACTGGTCAACGCCATCCCGACAAACCTGACCGGGTGGGCCTTGAGCGGACCGCCTGGCGGTCTTCCGTCCACCGGCACGTCCTCGCCCGATGTCACCATCGGATATTGCCACGACAGCACCATCAGCGGGGTTCACTTCGTCTCTTCGGCTCCCGGAGCGGGCTCCCAGGTCATCACGATCCAAGGGGCATGTAGCAACCTCACCATTTCGGGGAACCTCCTGGAGAATTTGACCTACAATACCAACTACGGAACGGTCCTCATCTGTGACGTGAACCTGGGGACGGCTCTGGCACCAGGCTTCGTGTCCGGGCTTCGCGTCGAGGGCAATATCGTCAATCACAGTGCTTGGGATGAAGCGATCATGGTGGCGGCTGGATACAGCGCGGCATACCCCGGACCGACTATAATCACGGACTGGCATGTCCGCCGCAACGTCATCAATCTGCTGGGCGGGCCAAATTCCAAAGGGATGACCCTCATGGGTGGCTCTGACTATTCGAGCGCGACGGCCTCAACGATGGCCAACGGCGATTGCACGGGGAACTATATCTACGCGACTAATACGTGGTATTCCCTCCTACAACTGGGCGGCTGCGGGTCGTTCAGCAACAATGTGATCGCGGACAACGTGTTGCAGAACTACTCGACAAACCTAAACGCCAACGGGGTGAACGGAATCCACTGCGATTCCGGCTACGCGAACGGCACAGCCATCAAGCTGATCAACAACCACATTTGGAACTGGTCGCCCACCAACATGCTGACGGCTTTCGACCGGCTCGGGTCCGGCTTCACTGTGCGCGGGGGCTCGTTGCGCGGCGGGTTCAACAACACCAACCTGAACTGCGCTTGCCCGATTTCCATGGTGGAAGTGAGCAACACCTTTATCAGCGGCGTGAGCGCGAACGTGGTTCAGCTTTCATCAGGGCAAACCATAGGGGGCGTGGCATCGGATGGGCTGAATAATCTGTTCATGGGGACTGGGGCGGGTGCGGCTAATACAAGCGGGCATGACAATTCTTTTTCTGGACTCAATTCTGGCCACGCAAACACAACGGGTTATTACGATACCGCCGTCGGAGCAAGCGCCTTGCTTTCTCTTACGACCGGCTTCAATAACACAGCCGAGGGCCAGGGAGCGGGCGAAAACCTGACAACTGGAGCGAGCGACGTAGCCATTGGGACTCAGGCACTCTTTGCGGATTGGGCAGATAATGGAAACTCGGCGCTTGGTTATCAGGCGCTTATTGCGCTGACGAACGGGGGCGCGAACACGGCAAGTGGAGACCAAGCGGGTTGGGCTCTCACCAATGGGGCAGGCAATACCCTTAACGGCAATCGAGCCGGCGCGGGACTCGTCCAAGGCAGTTATAATAGTTACGTTGGAGACCAGTCCGGGCCTCCAAATGGCGCGGGGCGAAGCGAGTCTTACGCCTTGGCTTTTGGGTATGGAGCGGATGCCGGAGGAACGGGAAACATCGCCATCGGTGGACCTCAAAACGCAGGTAAGGTCTTTTCCACATCCGCAATATATACTGGGTCTGGTGCTGGGTTGACCAACCTTACCAACTTCGCCCTTGCCGCGGCGGCTGGCGATACGGCGGGCGTTCGAGCGCCCACGCTGGCCGCGGGTGCATCACTGATAGGAGCGCCGAGCAACCAGGTGATTCGCCTTGGCGCGTTGCTGCCGGCGCAGAGCGCGGAATGCACGATCATGCGGGATACTAATTCGCTCCTGCTCTCGCTGCCGTCTTCGACTTGGATCGTCAAATGCTGGGGCGACGGAGGCTACTTCGAGTCGGCCACGGGCACTAATGGATGGGTAGGGCCTTCCAATGACTTCCCGCAAGCGTCTCGCGGGAACGTCCTGCGCGACGCCGCCGGGCTGTATCACCGGTGGAACAATGATTTCGTCAACCAGACCAACATCTACCACTATACGAGCCCGCAAGGGACGAACTGGACCAAAATCGGCGTGGCGTTCACGACCAATGCGACTTGGAATATGCAGGGGTTGGGGAATATCGGCGTGATGTGGGACCCGCTGACAAGTAAGTTCCGTGCCCTTCTCGATGGCCTGGGGCTAATCAACGGCGGCGTCTACTGGTCGGTGGGGGAGTACGACAGCAGCGATGGCGTGAACTGGACACCCTACAGCGGCAACCCAGTCTTGAGCATCCAAGGCAGCGCCTATTGGGAAGCTACGTCCTGCCGGCCATTCTACACGAATGGGGCCTATTACACTTTCTGCCAGATCATGCCCTATCAGGCAGCCCTGCCCTCGGAAATCGGCCTCTACAAATCGCCGGACATGGTTCACTGGACGCCGTGCAATGGCGGCTACCCGGTCATCACCCGGCAGTCTTGGTTTGAGGGGGCGTGGAACAATACCACCATCTACACGACAACGCCGGGCAGCAGTTCGCAGGTAGCCGACTGCCCTCAGCCGGTGGATATGGGGGGCTGGACCCTCCTGGTGTGGAGTGCGCTGATGGACCAGCGGGCCATTGGACCCAGCCCTGGGTTCGGTTATGTGCCGCTTGGTTTATCAAGTTGGTTGGCGAGTCTGTCCGGTCCACCGCCTGGGCTTGAGGTGGCCGGGCCGATTTCCCTGAGCAGGTCGGCTTGGGGGCGAGGGCTGGACCAGGTTACCAACGTGCAGAATGGCGGGTTGAACATGGTGTCTGACCTTCCCTGGACCATCAAGGGCGGGCTTTCGGTGCAATCGAGTGGCGGAGGGGTGCCTCTCTATTTGTTCAATTCGAGCGGGACCCAAGTCGGCTATGCGGACAATTCGGGGAACTGGAACATCAACGGTGGCGTGCTGTTTGACAGTTCCGGCGTGTATTCCGGGACGGCCATGAATGCCAGCGGCTTGCTCCTAGGTTCTGGTCAGAATGCCGTGTTGGGGCTTTTGGGCACGGGGCTCTTCGCTTATCACACTGGTACTGATGGCAGCGCCGCGCTCACGGTGCAGCAGGATACCGTGGGGTCCGCAGGCCCTCTCCAGGTTTGGCGCGGGACCAATAGCTTGGCGTATGCTTCGATGGACCAGTTGGGTGATCTGACCCTGAACAGTGTGATCGGGGCCAGCGGCACCCTCACACTGAACAATGGCTCAGGGACGGCGGTGAGCACGCTCGGCAACCTTCAGGTCGGGGGCACGGCGTTTTTCACGAATAATGTGGCGATCAAGCAGACGCTTACAGTGGGCTCAACGCTCTGGCCCTCCAACGGTGTCGCCTTCGCCCAGCAATCCTCCACGCCGAACGCGGCAACCATCGGCGGCGTCTCAGGCAGCGTCACAAACCATCTACTTCTCAACCGCAACGGACTCCTGATCGACTTTTGGAGCGATGGAACCACGGTCTATTCAAAGCAACTCGCACCCTGATTTGATTTATGAGAAAACTTTTCACTTCCCTGATGGCTGTGGCGGCGCTGTGCCTGTCGCTGGCGACGGCGCGCGCGGCGGTCAACCCGGTCAACATGTTCGGCAGCCTGGGTTGCACCAATCTGACCGTCTCGAACAGCATTGTCATGGTGGACATGAGCACGATGATTCCTTATACGACGATGTGGATTGCGCCTGGTGGCGGTGTCGTGTTTGGGGTGAATTTCTTTGGTGTGGAGGGGTGGCTGGGCGCGGGCGGAACTCTCTACGCCAGCAACGGCGTGGTTGCGGTCGGCGGCAGCGTGGCCGGGCTCTCGGCGTTGACCAATGCTGCGGGCTATGCCGTGGCGGGCCTTAACGACACCACCAACGCGGCGACAAAAGCGGCGGCGAACAGCACTAACATTCTGGGCGCATCAGCCTACAGTAGCACTACCCCTTTACAGGCAACCAACGGCCTCACCCCGTCCGCTTTTGCGCCCGCCAATACCTTTGCAACCAACACAGGGGTGGGCATCGCCTACGCGGCGGCGCAAACACCGGCCTTTACGTCATTCACCAATGGTCTCTCAGGGGGGACGAATTGGTCGGCCATTGCCGGGACCAACGCAGGCCGGATCTTTGCGTGGAATGGCATATTCGAGGCTGGGCCAGTCCGGGAGGTTGGGGAGTTTCGAGCTTATGGGACTGCGGGTATTGGGACGCTGTTTGAACTGGCTACCCTCCTGGGCTCTACGGCAACCTCCACCGATCCCGATAGCACCCATGGTTCATCCGACACCTACACGACTGCGGCGACAGTCGGCAAGACGAATGGGTTCTTCGGGAATAACTGGTACTACCCTGGCCGCAACGGCTACTGGAGCCTCCTGGTAACTATCTGTACGAATGGTGCCTATTACTTTGTCGGCGCCAGTTC